TAATAGTTATTTTTCCATCCTGTTAGCAACATCACATTTTCACTCAAATCCTCAGCACTCAATGCAAATATCAACTTACTACTCGGGTCAAAATCATTACTCAAATACAATACACCTGCGTCAACATCTACCCAAACACCCATTGTCATTCCTTTATAAATAACACCAAAACTAAATTTACTCTCTTTACTTCTTCTTTCAATGAACACCTGACTATCATTCACAAACTCATTATCTAAACTCATATCACCATAATCAGTTCCACTAATCAAACTACCAAATTTCGTTTTCCGTCTTTCATCTGAAAAATCCTTACTATCTGGAATTTCAATCAAAATATTTTGATAAGCATTATACCTCTTTTCAATATTCGGTACTAACTCAAAATACAAAAAGTAAGGATTAACCACACTCACCGCATTACTCAAACAAATACATCTAACATTTTCACGATCCCGAAACACCGTATCCATTAAATTCAATAAAGCTTCAACTTCATTTGGAATATACCCGCTATTATCTTTTTCACGAATAAACTCATCAAAAACAATCGTTGTAACCTTTGGATAAGCATTACTTTTTTCACTTTGCCATGTGCTTAACGGAATAGCCCAACCAAACAGTTTATTATCAATATACAACTCTCTACCTTTAACCTTAAACTGATGATCAGGAAACTTTTCCATTATATCATTAAAGTAATTAGTAATCTTTTTCAATTCAGGTTTATACCTTCTCACATAGATAAATTGTTCACCGTACTTTAAAAATCTCTTAATTGGGTATTCCTTCATTGCATACGATTTACCAATACCCCTAGCCCCAATAATAAAGTTTAATATTCGATTGTATGAAAGCATTTTATTAGGGTTATAATATAATGAAACATCCATTAAGCACACCACCTTTATTTCTTATACGTTTCTATAAAACTTTTAAAACCTGCTCTTAATAATTCATTTGCTCGATTAATAGCGTTATTCTTATCCGAAAATGAACCTGTAATCACTCGATAAAAAACATCATTATTCACAACATTTTCAGATGAAGGAGGTTTTACTTTATCGTGAAAGGCTTGACCCACATATTTACAAATTCCTTTCACAATACCAACCGCAACTTTCTCCATATGAGTAAGAATATAATTAACATCATCTAGATTATCATGGAAAACACTTTCCAAAATAATAGCTGTTGATTGGGTACTATTCAATTCTCTTAACTCTTTACTTGGTTTGATACCACGATCAGGAGAGGGGGTTAACGTTGCAACTTCATCATAAATATCTTTAGCCAATTTAAAACCTGTTGAACTACCTGTGAAATACCAAATTTCTGTTCCTTTGCTACCACCTGCATTTGTATGCAATGCCACATGTAAACCGTTTCGACCAATCTTTTTATTACTATCACTACAAACCTGTGCTAAAGTCATTTCGGGTCTATTTCGATAAACAGTAAAACCATTAAATTCTAAGAGGGAAACAACCAAATCAGCTAGTTGATTCATTCTCATTTCTTCCGTACCGAAATTACCTACCCCAACATTATGATCTTGTGTCGAAGGACTAATATAAATATTCATCATTTACCCTCCTTATTGTTGTTAAATATTCTATTCACAAAATCAATAAATTTATCAGTTGTTTTGTCATCCTCTGATAATTTTAAGTGTCCGAGAATAGAGTTAATTTCACTAAATAAGTACCCTCCTAGTAACACATACAAAGCACCTATTCCAAGAGGGTAGGGAACTAACATTGAAACCGGAATAAAATACACACATAATATAAAGAGTATTAGTTTCCTTGCAATTCCGTAAATTGCGGTGTTACTAGAAAATTTCACCGTCTTATTAAATTTTGCATTTAACCATCCAAGTGTAAAATCAATGATATTAGCAGTTAAAATCAAAGCCAATAAATAAATCACCTTTGTATTGTCTGATTGCAACCATTGTTCTAACCAATTTATCATGTCCATTTAAGTCACCTTTCTTTACCATTTCCACCCGTTTAGAGCGTCACTTAGTAATAGGTGTATAAGTTGACTATTCTTGTTTGTTGTTTCTCCACCTGTTGAACCATCTATATAATCACTTGTTTTCCAAGCGTAACCGTTACCGTTTACGATGTTTACACCATTCACCGCAAACACATCATAAATATGAAGTTCAGTGCCTGCTAACCTTGAATCAGGGGTGTAAGCCCAACCATTATAGGTTGTTCCTTCAATCACATTAAAATGCCAATGATCCCCTGTTACATTTCCACCAATTCCTGTATGACCCATTAATTGACCTTTTGTTAATTTTGTTCCAACACTATGTGTTAAAGGACTTTCATGTACATTCACCCACACAATACTTCTCACTTGACCATCAGCACACATAACAGGTTTGTCAGATTTCCATACAAGATAGGAGTCTTGTCCTGTTGCAATACATTCACAATCACATGGGGCATAATAAGGGTATTGGTCTGTCGTTCCAACAAAGTCAATACAAAGTGTTCCTTTATGAGAATAATCTCCATTTTCACCTTGTGTGACATTGATCATATCCATTGGGAATTTTGCTAGTTGATAACCTGTTGAACCTGCACCAGATAGATTAGTAAACCAATACTCGGCTTGTGTTCCTCTTATTGGTTGGTCTGGATCACTAGGGTGTTCATATGTTTTAATAAAAACTTCTGCTAAATAGGTAGGTGTTTCAGTACTCTGTGTAAATTGTTGAAAAGTCATTGTATCAGAGAATCCACCGAACCATTGAATATTGTTTGCAACTTCATACTCAATTCTTTTTAATTGACTATCAATTTCACCATACACATAACCATTTGCATTAGCCCAATCAATATATTTACTAGCAGGTGTCCATTGGGTTAACCCATAACCCCCCGATAAATTACCCTCATTTAAACTTTGCCAAATTCCTGCATTTATCGTTGATTCAGTTTGCAAGTTTCCCAACATTCCACAGATGGCATTTTTAGACCAACCTTTGCTCAGTAGATAGGTTAGTATATACTGAGCATTTACGGTCATTTCCGATAGTGTTAAATAGTTATTTTTACTGTAAACCATAGTAATTAACCATTGGCAGGAAAGGCTTGTCCGTTCACCGTGATAGCTTGTTCACAAAATATGTGTAATAACACAGTGATTGTGTCGAAGTTTGATATGTTATATAGTTCAACATATTGACCTGCCCCTTTAATCTGAATGTTGGAAAGCATGAACCGACCACGATACCCATTCACTTTTAAGAAGTTATTTTGTCCTAATGATACAATACCGATTGCTTGATAAGCACCGTCACCATACACAGATGTGTTATTTAATTCAATATCACGAACCCATTGATTTAAGTGAAACCCTTCACCTTTTAGACCATCAAAAATGGTGTTAGTAAATTTAGATCGTAATTCTTTTGGACTTGAATAACCTATACCACCTAATACGAATCCACGATATAAACTCCATGTATCAGTGAAACTCAAAAATTCAGTTCTTGTGTTCCATTCTATGAAACTATCTAAACATGAAACCAAACCTGCATCTAAATATAAATCAGTAAATTTACCGACATATAAGTCACTGATGTAGATATTTTTTTCATAATGATAGAATAGAGTATTTTTAATACTCAATCCTTCTGGATAACCGTCAGCGTTTGCAAGGGAATACAATCCTTTTGTGCCAACCATGTTCACTTCATCAAAGTTAATAAAGTTTGAATTTTCAATAACGTTTTCAGCCGATTTACCTGTATAGATAAAACCATTTTTACAATACCCATGAAAGTCGGTAATAGTCGATTTTCGTAACGCATTAAAGTAAAAAGACCATGTATAACCCTCTGCATAACCTTGAACAATCACAATTTCTTTAACTGATGTGGCATAACCGCCAGAAGCATTACCATTCATATAAAAAGCATAACTTGTTCCTGCATAATGGTTAATGAGTTTTGGTTGTTCAATTCTTACATTTTCAACACCGGATTCAAAAGAAAATGCTTTTTCTGAATAGGTGTGTAAGGTTGCTTTTGGTGAAAATATTAAACGTGTATTTGATTTAACCAATAGAACATCGGTAATGTAATAGTTGCCATCAGGGATAAAAATGATCCCGCCATTTTGTAAAGCATTTTGGAAAATAGTCGTGTCGTTTGTTCCACGTTGATTAGTGTCGACATAATCCCCTTTAGCACCCAAGGTTTTAACGTTTTTTCCAAGATACGAAACATTCGTATTTGTGGTTGATACACTAGCTTCAACATTACCAATATCTGTATTAATCGCTTCAATAGAACTATTAATAGTTGTAATAGACGTGTCTGTTTCAGTTTCAAGCGTTGTAATTTTTCCATTCAGTGTTGTATCTAATGTGCTAATAGTAGTGTTCAAACTATTAAAAATATCTTCATTGATAATAGTTGCCATTGTTCCATCTGCTACCATCTGATCTAATCTTTCAGCAACTTTTTCGTTAATACCGTCTGCTAAAATCCATTCCATTACAGTGTTCCATTGATCCACAACATTGTTGGTTAATTCACCAATTTGATTTAAGTAAACGATCACCTTATTTACTTTTTCAAGTAGACTCATACTTTCATCAAAGGCAGTTGGTAAATACCGTTCGTACTTTTGTATAAACATCGTTGCTAAACTATTGAACGATGTGATAATTGGTTTTTCCATTTTTTCACCTCATTATTAAATTTTTGTTTACGACATCTTTTCATCCAAATGTGTATCAAATAATATTTTTAATTACTTATCTTACGCTATTGCTTTGATATTTTAATATCTCTTCACAAAAAGTACTCTACATATAATTATGCTACTGGTTCATATTTTTTTAATCCGTTGACTGCTACAGTTCCAATGTTCTTACCACCTGTGTCGTTAGGATGAACCGTATCTGTTATATAAGTTGCCCTATTGTAAAAATTGATTCCACTTGTTTCAAACATTGGAACATAAGGTTTTCCTAAATATTCACAAACTTCTTTTGTTGATTTTGCATAGTCATAAGACCATAAACCTAACGTATTCATAGTTGGTGTATCTTGATTGATACCTGTAGTGGTACCTCTACCACCAACCAATGACATAACGATGATTAACGCATTTGGACATCTAACTTCTATCTTTTTAATAGTAGTCGCCAATGCACCTTTAAATTTTGATGTGTCATATGGATAAGCTAGATCTCCCAATTGAACATTTTGACCTTCATCATTCGTACCGCCCATAATGATAATTACATCGCTATCTAACGGTATAGTCGCTACCCTCGTGTCAGTACAAAATCCTGTATTGCTACCGTCATCTATGACTTTAGTACCTCCAATACCACAATTTGTGTAACTTGCAAACCCTAAATTACTTAATAAGTGTGGTTGCCATTTCGCCTGTTGCGTGATACTGTCACCAAATGTTGTTAGTTTTTTATCTTTGT